AAAGAACCTGTCACAGACTTTCCTGCATTAAGGTATGCGGCTATTGCGAGTCCGCTAGCCATACCAGTAACCGACGGATGAGGGATTGCTTTCATATATTTTCTCCTTGGATTGCCACTGGATCTCTTTCTAGTGTAGGCTCGACGTGCACCTTTACGAGGTTGGCCTTTCCTGGTTGAACTCTTACGCTTGCGAGAGGCACTATAGGACGTCTTGCTGATGAGCTTTCCATTCCTAAAATACATTGTTCGACCATTCTTACCTTTCCTAGTGTAGAGACCCACTGGCATTACCAATTAATGTTTAATCGGTTATATAACTGTTTGTGCTATTTAAGAAATTTTTATATAGCAAAATCTTCATATCTTAATTGATGAGCGTTCCCGTAAAGAAATTTGTACTAGGTAGCACGCCCAGGTTTAAGCAATTACAACCAGGGGAGAAATGTTTGTTTGTAAAAGGATCAGTTCCCAAAGAATTTGAAAGCGAATGGGATACAGGACAAGGTGAAAAAGGCAATTCTAAATGGTCTCTTACCCTTACCCTCCTTAAACATCCTCACTCCTCTTACTCTCTTTCTGATAAAGGTTTGGAAGTAACATGGGAAACAACCGCAGAAGTAATAAGAAAAGACTTTCCGGCTCATTACGGTAAGGGTCTTTCAGACTTTGCAAAAGCATGGAATGATCCAGAGTCCATATGGACCTTAGAACGTCGTGAAGATGGTTCTTATTCCTTGTGGGGTTAACATGATTCGACCATTAGTTATTGATGAAGATGAGGTTTACCAGGTAATGTGTGATCTCAGCGAGATTAAGAACCATCTAAAGGAGCACTTCGATCTATGGGGAGAGAATCAACCTTGGCATATGTTCGATAAGATCCACCAAGATTTAGGCCAGATAGCTTGGAAGATAAGTCAGAGTAATGAAGAGAGTGAAGAAGATGAGGCGTAGGTGTAATATTTGTTTACAGTCTAAGGATCATCTTAAGGGTGATAGGTTCAATAATGAAGTAACGATATGTTACGACTGTCAAAAGATTCTAACTAAGATAGTAAATAACGGAATTGTTTACAAACCCTAGCTCTTCAGCCCATTTCATTTAAAGAGAGAATGAGGACTAGAGGATAAGGTGGGGTAGGATAGGGTATTTAAAGCGAGTTTGATGCGTTGCTGTGCGTTCTAGGTGCGTTCTTCAGCGAGTCCCATGCGTACCACAGCGTCACTTGTGCGTTTTGGTTGCGTTTTGACTGCGTCGGTGATCATCGGCAACATTTTAGATGCCAGAGCTTGAACATACCAGGGTTGACCACTTAGATCCTGAGTGATATTATGCAAAATCGAAAGATTAGAACCTTCTTCAGAACCTTTCAATTCTTTAGCGGCATTGCCCATTGCTCCCATCCAAAACTTTTGAAAACTCTCTCTCGCTTGTGGGAGCATAAATTCCTCAAAATCAATTAACATCTGTTCTCTGATTTTTTTAGTGATAACATCCAGGGACATTAGCAAAGTTTCGTCAGATTCACTACTCTTCAACCAGGATTCTATTTTTTTCTGAGTCCTAAGCGGTATATGCCAGGTATAAATTCCCAAATAGAGAAAAAACGAAAGGATCCATACGATAAAAAATTGTTCATCGGTCATTCAAGCTTCTCTCTGATTATTTCTAGAATTGCTTTTGAACCCCAGCCCTTTCTCAACAAACAAGTATTAACATATATTGATTTTGTGTATTTGTTTCGTAAAATTTTTGGTGTATCTCTTTCGTAACCGTTCACACAATCCCCAAAGTCTGAAATAAGGTCAGCACCTTTTATTGGATCTGGCAAAAGTTCTTCTTTAATATCATCTATAATTTTTTTAGCTGAAGGGATTTCTAAATCTTCAATGAATTCTATAACCTGTTCAATAACGTCAGCAAGTTCATCAACTGAATGATACAAAGAAGCCAGGACAACTGGCGGAGGAATATTTAGATCGAGCGTTGGTATTGGTTCCGCTAATGTAATAAGTTTAGAAAGTGCATCTGCTCTATTATCCATTTTGGAAAAAGCTAACCAGGCACCGAAAATAACAATCGGTTGCATAATCCCAACTACAGCCGGAAGGTATCGATTCCAGTCAATACTTTTCATCAGTTCCTCAAAACTGTTTTCCATTTTTTTTGCCATAATTCCTAAAAAACCATGCCCTCAGAGCCACAGGAAGGCCCCAAACTCTGGCCCTTGATACTATGAGACCCTCGAATTCGATACATTAGACTCGATACCCCGTTAGGATGCATGATATTGCCCCATTGTTAGCGCTCTCAGTGGCTTGAATCTTAACTGTTGAATTTGGAGGGACTATGAATTCGTACATTTTAGGTTGTAGACCAATATTATTAATTAGGACAACGAATTTTTCAACGAATAATGCTTGGCCATCTACATCGATGATATAGCTCAGAACCTCACCAGCAGAAATAGAACTCCAGTCTATACCCAAAGTTACCCTGGTTAAATAAAATGCTGAGGGGTTCGTATAATCTAGAAGTGTGACACCTCCAGAAGTTAAAACATAAGATCCAGACCAACCGTAAATCTTACCATCCTTAGCCCTGGAGACTGATTTGGATGCGGCTAGGGTCATTTAATCATAAAGTCGACCTGTGATGGTAACGGTTCCAACTTTATCAGTTGTAGCCTGGTCACTGATCACTGAGACCGTAACTTCTGTTAAAGGAGGAATTAAACAATCCAGATCTATAACAGATGGCATACTCTCGTTGGATGTTTCCACTTTTATGTAAGCTATGATTATACCGTTTAATTCAATCTTGAAAATAGAGTTGGTCCCTGGCCCTGTATCTGCCGGATTAACTAAACCATTACAGGATATGGTACTCACGATATATCCTTTGGGTGATTGAAAGTTAATGATCTCCACAAAGGCACTGGTAGCTACAAAAGTTCCTGAGTAGGCATAGCAATGCTCACCAACTATCGAAAGGTGTTTACCTGTCGAGATGAAACTGGCATTACTGCCTATCCTGGTCTTAGCCATTCAAGGCTTACTCAAAGTAAAGAGTAACTGAGCCAGACGAAGCCGAAGCCGATCCAGCACTTGCGAATTGAATCGCTATTTGCAGATCTATATTGTTAACTCCAGATATACCGAAGGCAACAGGGACGCTCTGGAAACCAACACATGCTCCCGCATCTGCCGTATCTCCCGCTACTCCCATAATGGTAAAGTTCTGTTCGGACATATTAGATCCGAGAAGTCTGCATACTACCTGGTATCCTGCGGCATTCTTTGTATCAAAGGCACAATCGACACGACTGATCCTAGTCGAACCCTGAGGCACTTGAATATTACCCAAGTTGCTCGAATTCATATTATCAGTCAAAGAAAAGTATTCCTTGTCTGTGGGCGTGCTATCAAAAGATCTCTGAATAGTTGTTACCATTTTATATCCTGAAGTAAAGTTTACTTCCTCCTAGTTTTAGTTGTGGAAATCTGCTTCGTGCGAATGCTCCAAGCATTGCAACAAGGGAAGCAGTAACTAACGTCTTTCTCCCTGCATCGGTACCGATCATATCTATTGCGTTACCTGAAAGGGTATTGAATGCAACCCCTAATTGACCATCGGTAATATCTTTGATTACTCCCTCAGTTACTGAAGTTTTACCAAAAGAACCTGTCACAGACTTTCCTGCATTAAGGTATGCGGCTATTGCGAGTCCGCTAGCCATACCAGTAACCGACGGATGAGGGATTGCTTTCATATATTTTCTCCTTGGATTGCCACTGGATCTCTTTCTAGTGTAGGCTCGA